CAAGATGCAGTTACTCTTATTAAGAACAATAAAAGTAAATATTTAGACTTATTAAAAACCCCTATTAATATTCCCAAAAGAATTCGTGAATATGGTGAAGAACGAATTAGAAAATCAACACGTAAAGCATTAGACCAAAGTGGATTTGATGTGGGACATGAATTAGTTGATATTATTTATCATATGAATACAAGATTACTTTTTGATGTTGATAATTTAGATAAATATAATAAAAATGGAAAAAGTAAGAACCTTAAAACATTTGATAAAAATAATGAACTAATATTAGATACATTAGATATAAATCTAATACCAGAAACAATTGGTAGAATAAGAAAAAACAGTCTTCGTATACAACCAAAACTAGAAACAATACAACCAATACAAAATAGTGTTAATAGCAATAACAATGATACATTAGGAATAACAATTGATGAAATAGAAAAAAACAATGAATGTGACTATATTTTTAGTGACTGTAGCACTACAGAATGTAGTCCTAATAATTTAAATGATAATAATTCTAATAATTCTAATGATTCTGTATAAATATGTATAAATATGTATAAATATATTAATTTTATTCACATTTACTTATTTCTTGTAAAACACGCAATCCACTATTATATGCTGCGTGTAATGAACCATAGTAAATAGGATCTGTATATTCTCCGGCAAAAAATATCTGATTATTAATATTTTTACATACATTATGTATATCTTCATCTGTAACTTTTATATCGTGATATGAATATGCGCCTTGACTAAACCGATCCTCCTCCCATCGAGATATGTGTCAAGCTATAGGATCAGGTAAATGTGGATAATAATTTCTTATTTTTAATAACATATTATCAAGAATTTCTTCATCAGAATGGCCAGATAGTTCCCAACCAATATCAGCAGGACAAATGGCCTCCAATATAGGTTTATTTTTAGAATATTGATAATTATTCCATAATATAAATGGATCATATGTTAAAATCATAGGATAATTATCAAATAAGTTTCCTAGTTCATTTTTACAAAATTCCATTTGGATCTTTTTATATGATCCCATTTTAATTTTAGAAAGTGCATCTTTGTGTAAGTTATCTAGTGGTGGGCTAAATTTTATATCTTTTAAGGGTCCAGGAGGTACTGTAATACATAATTTGCTACAATAATATATATTATTGTCACTTGTTTGTATTTCAATCATATAGTCATTTTGATAAATAATATTTGTTACTATTTGATTATATTGAATTTTATCATTTAAATTAGATTTATTAAAATTTTTGGAATTATTAATAATACTATCTAACAAAGTTTTAGCACCATTTTTAAATAAATAGTGTGAACCTCCATAATCACCAAATAACGCATTTTTATAATTTACTTCATTTAAAAAAGATGTAGAAACATTTTTAATACTTCCTCCACACCATACTTCAATCATATATAGAAAACTATAAAGATCTTCTTTAGAAATAGACATATCACATTTAGTTTCCGAAAATCCGTCATTATCTAATTCTAAAAATGCCTGATAAATTGTCTTATCTTTTTTTAAACCTATTTGTTGAGCAATTTGGTTCCATTTTGAAGCTATTTGTTGACGATATTCCTCGGATAAAGCACCTTGAGAAGATAGATATTTAATTAGAATATTTTCCGAGTGCATCCATGGATTACAATTCGCAACTGGTATCATGTTATTATAATCAATAAATTTGTTTAATGGATTATTTTCAGAGCCGTGTATCCAAGCAGCTCCCATATCCATATTTTTATCATTAGTGTATACACGTCCACCAATTCGGTCACGAGCTTCTAATATTACAAAATTATTATTTAATCCTGAAGCAATTGTTAGACCTGATACACCAGATCCTATTATTATTATTGGTTCCTCAAGTTTTATATATATTATTTTCCATAAACTATATAAATCCCCCAATTCATAGTAGTATTTAAAGTTATCTATTTTAAATAACGTTTCATATGTATTTTTATCTAATAAACTAACAATATTATTTACTAAAGTTTTTTCATTTACTAAAGTTTTTTTATTTACTAAAGTTTTTTCATTTACTAAAGTTTTTTCATCAAAAACTAAATTATTATATTTTGGCTGCGTAGATACGCTATAATTATCTATAAAATCATATATTTTATTATAATTGTTATTGGATTTAAAATTATTCAACATTTGTTTAACATTTTGTTTGAATTTATCAAAATTCATTAAGTGTGGTTCTATATATATATGTAATCATGTTATTTTCCTTTAAATTATTTTTTATTATAAAAAACTATATATTCAATGTTAAAAATAAAATAAGTATTAAAAAATTTTGGAAATAATAAAAAAATTGAAATTTTTAAATTACATAAAATTAAACTATATAAAAACTTAGCAATATAATTACATATAGAATGGAAAATAACTTTGAACTCTTTGACCAATGCGTAAAAATAATTGTCGCAAATTCTGCTGCCGACAGAAAAGCCGATCGTACTGGAATTATTTCCAATCAGCAAGCGTGTATCTCAATTATTCACAACTTTTTGAAAGCAAATGTGCTCGACAAAAAGAGAATTAATAACTTGAAAGACGTTTTATTTGACTATGCTCTTAACGAATTTAAGACCAATGGTGTCTTTGCAGATTATAAACATGACCATAAGTGTCCTGACATGACGGTAGAGGATTATGTAGATACTGTATTTAGTGGGACAGAACGCTTTTCGGTTAAGGAAGCATATACTGGAAATGGCGGATACGATATTTGGATTGCCACTATGGGACTTTTGAGAGAAATGTTGAAATTATTAGAAAATAATATTTAAATTTATTAGTAATTCAAAATAGTGTTCTTTAAGTAGGTTTACAATATATTTTTTTTTTATTTCTTTAAATTATTTTATAAATTATATAAAATAAATTAAATATATTAATTAAACATATTAATCAGTTCAATATCAAAATCATCTAGTATATCAGCTCCATAATCGCGTTCAGATAAATCAGAATAATGCTTTATATAGTCACTTGAAGAAATATCATGCTCATCTGTAAATAGTGTCATGTTATATATTTTTTTTGAATTATTTTCTAGTCGATATTGTTTAATAATTTTACTTACATTGTCAAAAATATCATCTACTACAGATTTCAATAAATATTGATTCATTGTTTCATTAGTACCATCTTTGGTTTCAATATAGTATGTATAACTCTTTATTTTAGACATCTAAATTTAAATATAAATATTAAATTGTATTTAGATTATTTACAAAATAAATAATATTACTTAACATGCTGCTTCCTTATCAACCTTCAAAGTATCAATATTGCGCTTTCTAAAATTATAATTTAAACAATACATTAGAACACTTGGGCTCAAATTATTAACATAATTAATAACTTCTGTATTTGTTATAGAGCCCTTTTCAAGGCCTTTTAAATTATTCAAATAATGCTCATGCAATTTAAACATATGTGGACTATATTGCTGAGGAAATTCCTTTAATGGCTTCTCCTTTTTAACATAACATGAAATGTAATTCTGGTGAAGAGTATTTGTAAACATATGAACCTGGTCTCTGAATTTAGAAAGCTCAGACTTGAGTTCAGGATAAAATTTAATAAACTCAGGTATCTTACCTTCCTTTCTTAAAGTTAAATACTGATACTGAAGCTTACATTGATTACCTCTTAATTGTCGTACTTCCTCATAAATTGGATTTCTAATTTTACATCGTTCATTTGTAATATTATGACGAATAACAATACCCATAATGTTGTATGGAGTATTAGGACTTGCAAACTTACTAATTAATTCTGAATAAGATGTGAATTCATAGATATCCGGAAAACGAACACTAGTTTGTTCCCATAATCCATGTTGTTTAACCATAGATAGCTCTTGTGGAAATACATTGATCGAACCATCAAGATCATGAATAATACTGTATACTTCAACTAAATACAATTGAGGCTTTGTAAATGGTACTACAATACGGTTACAAGGATGCTGTAATACAAAACTATAACAAAACATTGGATTAAGTGTATGAATATTTAATTTGTTTTCAATACAGGCATCTTGAAACATCTCATTAAATGTCTTAGCATTAGGACCTTTAAAAAATGTCATATTACCACCAACAGTGCTTCTAGTTGCAATTTGCCAACTAGAACATGCTGGATCAAAAAATACATTAATCATAGTTCCCTCAACAAATTGTTCGGCAATAATTTTTTTCTTCAAATCATTATCAAGAATAGGATACATTTCCATAAATTTATCAGCAGGTAATGACTTGGGTGGTGAAAAACACACAACATTGTTTAGCGAATTAATAATTACAGAACGAAATACTCCATGACTTGATATTAAATCTTTAGACAACATTGACTTATTATATCGAACAATTCTAAACTTCTGATTAAGTTTAGTAGAATATGATATTTCATTAAGACACTTATTTGTATCAGATGATGCTGAATTACTATTAGTATCATTTGAATTAGTCAAAATATTAATAAATTCTTGGTTATTAGCTAGCTTATACATTAACATAGTTCCTTATTTACAATATAATAATAGATTGTCTTTAAATCTATATAATATAATCAAATTGTTTCTAATATAATAAATGTTTCTATTTACAATATTATTAAAGATAAAAATTTCTATTATAAATATAAGATAATGTCACAATCATCTGATACAGACAAATCCTTAAATGATAAAATAGAAGAAGGGTTATCATCGTTCATTGATAAGACAAAAGAAGTTACAGGTAATTTGGTTGATCAAGCCAAAGATGCTTCTAGTGATTTTGTAGATAATATAAAGTCAATTATTCCAAATGTGACAGATAATGAAGAAAGTCCTGGTTATAATGCGCCTACAAATAATACAACTAATACAAATAATGTTAATAAAGAAATAACAACCCTAGATAATCCCACTGAAGATATTAATGCCGCGGGTGGTGAAGATGAGCCAGAATTAGGAGAAGAAAAAGAAAAAGAGGAAGAAGAACCAAATGAAGAGGTTATTCTTGAATTGGGAGATGTTATTTATATTGTAGACCCAAGTAGTGAAATATTAAATGATAACACATTTATTATCGAGTATATTAATCCTACAAAAATTAAACTTGTTAATATCAAGTCATTTGAAAAAACACAGTTGAATATTAATTCAAATGGTATTATTGGGGATGGAACTATCCAGGAAATAAAAATATTAAGTCGTAATTCTGATAAAGGATTTGCAAGACAAAATGGACTTATTCCTGGAAAGTGGGTAAATATTTATTTTGGTGGTGAATATCCCGCAGTAATTACAGGTGAAATAACTAATTTAGAAGAAGATATGATTGAAATAAAGACAATTGATGATGATACTATTTATATTAATTTTAATTATCAAGGTATTCCTGAGAATTTACCTATAGAAACATTTGAACTTAGACCAGAACCGGCATATAAGAAAGAAATAGAAATTGTAAAGGAACCAGGTATTCAAGAAGAAATAGAATTAGATGAATTTGCAGAAGAAAAAGAAGAAGAGAAAGAAACAGATAAAGGAACAGATGTTAAAACAATACCTAAAAGCGTGGTTCGAGAAAAAGTTAAACAGCTAATTATTGAAGGCGACCAATTTATTTTAGGTGATGCTGTTAAAATTCAGGAATATGTAAATATTGATAAAGATAAATACAGATTTAATATTGAGACCCAAACAAACGATTTGTTAGAAGAAATGGTGTCTACTATTCCTAATGCTAGACGAACTCCTAATGTATTAAATAATATTCATGTAATGATAACACGTTTTATTGAATTGCGAAACCAGTCATCTACTTTTGATATTAATCATAATATTACAGGAATTATTAAGAAAACTGCTGATGATCGTCCGTTAGCTGATTATTTATCAAAGTTTCAAAATACATTATATTGGATTTTGTTAGTTGCTAAGAATATAAAGAAGGTTTATCCTGCTAATCAAAAGAATATGAGTGAGGACATTAATGATATACAGAACATTGATATAAACAAAGATATACAAGAATTAGGCACATTATTTAAAAATTATAGAGCAAATGTTGTTAGTGAAGGTCAAAATAAATACACAGAATTATATAATTCAATTAATCCATTTATGACGCCATTTTTGGATGCCAAAACTGATGATATTAGTGAGGCGCCAATTATTAGTAGTACAATTACTAGCAATATAAATGCAATTATTGACAATTTAGGAGATCTCTATTCAACAATTGTTGCAAATGATAGCGAAGCAACACGCAAATTTGTCTTACAAAGATATTGTCTTGGATTAGATAAATTAGATGCTACTAATTTAAAGGGTAGCAAAATGATTGCTCATCGTGTTAAACTAACACCAAATGACAAAATTCAGATTAAGTCGATTTTAACATTACCTGAACCTACTGTGCGATTTTCTCAAATAAATTTACCCGGTTCAAATTTGTTAGTTAAGTCTAATCTAAATCTTCATTTTATTAATTATTGGCAATTATTAAAACAAAAGACAGAAGTAACAAATATTGATATAAATAGTTTATCAGATACAATTAATTATGAAAATGATAACTTTGTTGATAATATTAAAAACTATGTATTAGATTTTTCAGAAAATGATAGACCAGAAGGATTATCAGATGTAGATATTTATAATGAGTTTTTAAAAATTATTATTCCAAAAACACGTATTTTATTTAACTTAGTTAAAAAATACATCAAGGGTAAATTGTCAATGGTTGATTTAATTAATTATTTGGAACCATTTTTAATTTATTCCAATGATTTGACTTATATGCAATATATTGAATTTAATAAATTTATTCAATCAAAAATTAGGGAATATAATACTAATTTTGTGGAATATAGTAGAGCATTTGCTGCTATTAAAAATATGAACTATAAAGTTACGTACACTAATCCATTATTTACTTTATTAAATAATAATCCTGAAATAAATGATATTGTTTTTAGTACATATGGATTAAATGATAAGACAAAACTGGGCAAAATGACTGGATCTGAGTTTTTAAAGAAGATTAAGTTGGATGATTTTGGTAATGTATATAATATTGGCATTGCTTTCACTAATTTACAACTTATGTATCCAACAGAGCTTAATAAAATTTTAGAAGCAGACAAAAATAGCATTAAACAACAACTAGAAAAAAATATGTCAGAAGACACATGTTCATCCTATATAATTGCTAAAAAATATTACTCAATGGATCGTCTACAAATTGACAATGGTCAAATTATATATTTTGATAAGGATTTTGATACAACTAATTATGATATTATTGATGTTGATTATAAGAAGGAACGCGACACATTAACTGCTGAAGAACTAACATTATATTTAACCGAACAGATGCAGAAGAAATATAAAAAGACCCCGGATATTGCCGCATATATGGCAGATACACTTGTAAACAGAGCTAAACGAGTACGAGACGGTCATTACGCTATTTTAGCCAAATCAGAAGGAGCAACAAATGAGCCATCTGGATTGGAATATTATATAAGAAAGGATAATCAGTGGATATTAGTTCCTGATATTAATCCTGAATGGTTTATTCAAGGTGAAGATTTATTATGTAATCTTCAGACTGATTGTTTGTTTAAAACTAACAAAACAGATGAAACTTGTCAATCAACTGAAGTCTCACGTGAAACACTTGTATCTAATGCATTGAAAGAAATTATGGATCAGTTTGATAAGAATTATCAGATTTCCAAGGAAGATTTTGATACTAAAATTAGAGAAAAAGCAAAATATTATGAAGAAATATATAATCGTATTCAAGATATTAAGAGCCGTGCTTTTTTCAAGTATAATAAGCAACAATATGAAATTGGATTAAGTATATCTGAACAAGTCAATGCTCAAATTGTATCTCCTTATGCTAAATTGCGTGATATAATTATGGGTCAAAATGATTTTGTAAAGAAGCAAAATGATATTATACAATTTGTATTAAAATTTTGCCGAAAAGGTGATAATAATGTGCCAAATATAAATGATGGTGAAATGGAAAATGAATGGTGGTTGTATTGTAAAGAAACAAATGTTAAATTATTACCATTATTTCGTTATACTCTTGCGAAAGTATTTGTAACAGACCCTGATAATTATCATACTGTTTTAAATGAACTAATTAAAGAAATTGGCAAGATTGGTAGTAATGGTGATGCTTGGACAGATGTTAATAGTGGTGAAATTATTTGTTATATTGATGCCGATGTAGAAGAAGGATATAAGGACGGTTTTAAAATAAAGAGCCGTGATGTATTAGAAGAAGAAGCATCTAGTCAATCAACTAGTAAAACAGTTTCGAATGCTACAAAGGTAGAAAACAAAATTAAACTATCTCCAGAAGGACAGTTAGTATCAAATGTAATAAATGGATTAGCCGCAAATATGGGTATAAATATAGATAATTCTAGTTCATTTATAATAAAAGTAGTAACAGAATTAATGAATGACTCAAAAGTTATTTATAAGGAAGCAGCTTATAGAGAAAAGGAAAAGAAGGCCGCAAAAGAAGGTAAGAAAATACCTGAATATAGTGCCGTTTATAGCTCAACATTGCTCTTCTTAACACTTGGTATGTTTTTAATTGGTGTCCAGACAAATATTCCATCTTTAAAAACAAGAAAAACATTTCCCGGATGTGTTAGATCTTTTAGTGGATTTCCTATTGAAGGTGAAGGAGATGATAGTGGAATTAACTATTTAGCTTGTGTTGCTTTTAAAATGAAGTCAAAAGTAATGCCATGGGATGCTTTGGCCAGAGTAAAAGAGGAGAAATTAGCTGATACTATTAAGATGTTTACTATAAGATATTTATTGCCTTATGCTGAAGTTGAACAGAAAATCAAGGAAAAAGTTGAGTATCTACTAACAAGCCCTGAGCAAGATATTCCTGATGAACATGATTTGTCCAAATGGACAACATTTTTGCCTCCTTTACAACGTTTCCATATTAAAGGGTTACAAAATGTTACTGATGGATTTAGTGAGGATCTT